ATGAGGAAGCAATTGATCCATTTGATTTCTGGCAAGGTGCTAACTTCAAGTTGAAGGCAAAGAACGTTGCTGGTTATAGAAATTATGATTCTTCTGAGTTTGCTGCTCAAAGTCCTCTATTAGATGACGATGATGCATTAGAAGCACTTTGGAAGAAGCAAAACTCTCTTCAAGAGTTTGTCGGTGCTGATCAGTTCAAGTCTTATGAAGATCTTAAAAAGCGTCTTGGTTATGTTCTTGGTAACAAGACACAAGTACGTCAAGATCCAGAGACCATTGACGAAGATAATGATAGAGGTTTTGCAGAGGAAATAGTTACCACTGCAACTAAATCTACTCCTTCTCCTAAAGAAGAAGAGGATGATGACGCACTATCGTATTTTGCACAACTCGCTGCTGAATAACACAAGAAAGGGGTCTCACGACCCCTTTTTTTATGGCATAGTAACGTTTAGATTTTCTGTTTCTATGTATTTTTCGTTAATATATTGAGAAGACTTTTGGTAAGTCATTATATCTCTAATATCATTTAAGAATGTTTGTAGATATCTTCTTTTTAGAACGTATATATTTCTTTTTTTATTATTTAATCGCACTTCATAATCAAAATTAGTAATACCAGTTCTAACATCAGTTCCAGATTTAGTCATATATCCATTTGTATTAGTTGGATCATTAAGATCACAGTAACTAATCTCAAAATCATCATATACTACTTTTCCTTTTTTAAGAACTACTTTTTCATTAGTATCTTTTATTTCTTTAGTTTCATAGAATCTGGTATTGTTTAGTTCTGTACCATATTTTTCTTCTGCATAATCATATAAGTCTCTATCTGATAAAGGCCAATCGTTTCTTACATTAATAATACCAGCAGTTAAACATACCACCCAGTCAAATTCATCATTGCCATATAATTCTTCTGCAACAGTATCAGGTCTAGAACCTTCAGGTATTGCATACTTATTAAAAATAGTGAATACATTTTGTAAATCATCACGTAGTTTTACTCTACGAAACAGATTTTTAACTTCTAAGTAATTTAATGAAGAATCTCTATCTTTAAGAAATGAAGGATAGAATAAATTTGGTAATTCTCTAAAGTATCCCATTTTAGTATCCTACTCCTGGTGTTGTATATGGATTTTCTGGATAATCTTCTGAATATATTGGTGTTAGTTCTGAGAAGTTAAGATCCATTGTTAAAGAAATTGGAGAACCATCAGCATATGTTGCCCAGTTACCTTCTCCAGTATAATTAACTCCCATATCTGTTAAAGCACATAACTTAAATTTATGAAGATAGTTTGTACATCTACCTTTATATGCTAATCTGAATATATTGGGATTTTTAAGCATTGTATTACCACTTGCTAAACTACCACCTTTTGGTGCCATGTTTAACTTAAAGAATGTGATTATTCTTTTAACTTCTCTTGCTTCTCTCTCAAATCTTGGAGTAAACTTAAACTGAAACTTAAATGATCTAATTGCAGGACCACTGAATAGCATTTCCATGTTTGGATTTATAACTGCTCCTTGAGTTCTGGCAAGTAATTGATTCACATCAACATTACCACCAAGAGTTTGTAATGCTGCTTCAGCAAGTTTCATTTGTACTGCTTCTGGATTTTTTGCAGCAGTTTCTAATGCTTTTGTTGATGCTTTACCTAATTGTTGAAAGAATTCTCCAGGATCTTCACTATTCATTCCACCTATTGCTCCATCAACAGCAGCAGCAACAAAATTATTCATACTGCTAGGTCCATAGTTTGCCTTGTTTGCATCAACTACTGCTGCTGGTACGGGAAGAATAGTAGTACCTAATTCTTTTGCATTTTTATCAGGACCACCTGTTATTCCAATACTTGTTTTTCCTTTTATAGTATTTTCTTTAGTATAATAATCATTTCCTGCACCACCATTCCAACTTTTAGGATTTAATGCTCCTCTTTTATGAGTTGTTGTATAAGTTACATCTTCTGTAGATGTTTTTTTCCTTTTATATACTAATGCTGTAAATGTAATAAAATCTTGTAATGATGATAGAGCATCATATGGATATCTTAGTTGTCCTCCTGGTACAGGTGCATCAGTACCACCTTTAGAATCTGATAATTGTCTAGCATCGTTTAATGCTTTACGTTCATCAGCTCTTGCTTTTGCTGTTAAACGTGCTTCTTCACGATTACCATCTTTAATTGCTTGTTCTTGTTCTGAGCGAATTTTTTCTTGTTCTGCTTTATACGCTTCCTTCTCTGCACGTACTCTTTCACGCTTTTGTTTCCATGATTCTCTTCGCTGTTGACCGTTTAGACGCATCCTTATCGACCTATATTTTTAACTATTTAGCATGAATTTTCCAAAAGGTATTTTTTCAAGATCATTTATCTCTTCATTAGTAACTTTATACAGTTGTCCTGCTATTTCATTCCATGTATATTGTCTAGGTTGACCCCAGTGAAAGTTAATTCCACGAAATCCCCAAGAGAAAATATCTGTTACTGCCACAAAGGGATTTTGATCATATCTAATACCTGGAGTTTTAGGATTGTACACAAAAATATAAAATTCTCCTACATCAGGTACAGGTGTAACTGTATCATTAAGAGCATCCATTAATTCCAACATTAAATCATCAGCATCTTCAGTTCCAATTAAATTTTTTACAATAGGAGATAATCTACTCATTTGATTCCTAGTTCTCTTTCTGTCATGACTTTAAATTCCCAAAGACGATCTTTACAAAATTCATCTGCTGCTTTCCACTTTGCTTGGTTTTTAGCATATTCATAAACTTCTTTCATATAACCCCTTGTCTGTTTCTTTTGTTTTTTGGGCATTATTGTCTGCTTTTGGGGTTTAATTTCTATAATATACCTTTTGACTTTCCCATTGGTTTCTCTCACTTTAATATAGAAGTCTGGGTAATACCTATGTACCTTATTATCAATAGGAGATCTATATGGTAATACTATTTCTTCACTTCCCCATTCAAGGATATTAGTATTAGAATCACAGTATTTCATAAACTTTAATTCCCAAAGTGACCTGTATACAATCTTGGTTGGATCGCCTTTATACTTGTAAATGCACCTTGGTTTATATTTTCCTCTATAAGCCATCTAAATAGAAATAACAAAACCTCATAAAATATATTTAGATGGCTTCGGTAATTCAAGACTTTAAGATGGATATCCTTCAGAGGAGGGAGATCTCAAAGCTATCCTTAAATAATCAGTTTCAAGTTAGTATTGGTAGTTTACCTAGTGGTGTTCAGTCGTATCTTAATGTTATTGGAGTAAATTGGAGATGGATTGCTGAAAATGCTGGATTAATGTGTAACGAAGCAACTTTACCAACAAGTTCATTTGCTACTGCAGAAGTTAAGGATAATTATCATGGTATTAACCAACAGTTTGCACATAATAGAATATATGTAGAAAGTGATTTTACATTCTATATTGATCAAAATTATAATATGATAAAGATTTTTGAGGGATGGATGGATTACATTTCAGGTGATGATATAAATGGAGATCCAGCAAGTCCTACATTTTTTAGAAGATTTAATTATCCTAATGGTAATGGTGGAACTGGTGGATATAAAGCCAGTACAATGAGTATTACAAAGTTTGAAAAAAATGACAATTATGGAAGAAGACCATCATTAACATATGTCTTTCACAATATGTTTCCAAAATCAATAATTTCTATACCAGTTGCATATGGTGCTGCTGACTTAACAAGAGTAACAGTAACATTTCAATATGATCGTTATTATATTGAGAATACTCCAGCAACTAGTATTAAATCAAATGGAGAAACTCAATCTAGCAGATATGGTATAAATCCTTTAGATAATGTCTTTGGTATTGCTTCTCTTAAAAATAGTACGGATAGAAATAAAAGATTATCTGACTTAAGGAGAAAAACAGAAACAAGAAGAAATTCAACTGGATCTCAAGTTATGGGTAGTATAGCTTCTGGATTGGTTAATAGGAGTTTTAGAAAGGGATTATTTAAGAATGAGACAGTTGCTCAGTTTAAAGCAGCTACACAGGGTGGTTCTACTGGAAAAGATAAATAACCCCTATAAATAAATATACGACTTGTTATTGCATATTATGCCTTTACCAAAAATTAATACCCCAACATATGAGTTGGAATTACCTTCTACTGGAAAAAAAGTTAGGTACAGACCATTTCTAGTAAAAGAAGAGAAAATCTTAATTATGGCATTAGAAACTGAAGATATGAAGCAGATTTCTAATTCCGTAGTTCAGATACTGAATGATTGTATTCTCTCTAGGGGTGTGAAAGTTAAAGATCTTTCCACATTTGATATTGAATATTTGTTCTTAAATATTCGTGCGAAATCTGTTGGAGAAGAAGTTGAAGTTAATGTGACTTGTCCTGATGATGGTGAGACCATTGTACAGACAGCAATTAATATTGATGATATTAATGTCCTTAAGAATCCTGAACACAAGGATACAATTAAATTGGATGATGATTTATCTGTTCAGATGAGTTATCCTTCTATGACTCAGTTTATAGAGAATAATTTTGATTATGCTAATGATAAAACTGATGTTGATAAATCTCTTGAGGTAATTATTTCTTGTATTAGTCAGGTGTATAATCAAGAAGAGTCTTGGTCTGCTTCTGATTGTACAAAGAAGGAATTAAAAGATTTTGTAGACTCTATGAATACTAAACAATTCAAGGAAGTTGAGAAATTTTTTGAGACTATGCCTAAATTAACTCATACTCTTAACGTCAAAAATCCTAATACCGATGTTGAAAGTGAGGTAGTATTGGAGGGACTAGCATCTTTTTTCAGTTAGCTCTGGCTCATGAGAATCTGGAGAATTATTATAGGACTAATTTTTCTCTCATGCAGCATCATAAATATAGTTTAACAGAGCTTGAAAACATGATTCCGTGGGAAAGAGAAATATATGTATCTCTTCTACAACAGTATATTGAAGAAGAAAATCTAAAGGCACAACAGAGTGGCACTAATTAACACCCAAACTCAAAAACCAAAAATAAACGTTACCAATATTAAAAGTCCTATTGGTAAACTTAGTGCTGCTCCGATATCTAAGATTGGTCGTCCTACACTTAAAGTTACTAAACCAACTATTAAACCACTTGACTTAAATATTGATACTAAACAAACAGAAACAAATGTTGGTATCTTTGATAATATTATAGGATTAGAAAAAAAGACTGAGCATGTAGAATCTAGAATACAAAATATTGAAACAAAGGTACAAGTTAATGAGGATCTTCTTCTTAATAGTATTAGAACTAAACAAGAGGAATCATTAACGGAAGTAAATAAAACATTAGTAGAAATACAAGGAATTATAACTAAAGATTTTGCTAGTAGACTTAAGAAAGAGCAAAACGATGTTAAAAAGATAAGAACACAAAGTGATAAAGATAAAAAGGCTGGTGCAGAGTCTGGTGTAGAAAAAGCAACTAAGTTTTCAAGTACTATTACTAAACAATTTGATAAAGTAGTTGCTCCTGCAAAAAGTATTTTTAGTAAATTTTTGAGTTTTCTTGGAGTTGTTGCTACTGGGTTTGTAGTAACTCCAGTATTAAAATGGTTACGAAAGTCGGAAAATTTAGATAAGGTAACAGGAATATTTAATTTTTTATCTGATAATGCAGGATATGTTATTGCATTATTAAGTGGTGCTGTAATTTTTAAAGTTATTAATAAAGTACAGAAGATATTCAGGGCATTAAGAAATCTTAGTAGATTTTTCAGAGGACAACCACAATTAATGAATCCTCGTGGTGGTCTTCCTACAGGTGGTGGTACATCCAGTGTCGGTCAAAGTTGGTCTGGGAAATATGGTACTAAGATTACTAGGACTGGTACAAGAACTATTGGTGGTACTAGTAGATATGGTAAAGCATTACAGCAAGGTGGAACTCCTTTAACTCATGGTAGTGGTGCAAGTAGAACAGTTTCTACTTTTAAGAGAACTAAGAGTCCACTTAGTAAAGCAATGCAGACTGTAAATGTAGGTGCTAAAAATGTTGGAAGAAATCTATTTAAGTCTGTAAGTAAGGCAGGTACTAAGTTTCTAGGTAAAGGAATTATGAAGTTTCTTAGACCTATATTAAAGAAAATACCTGTCGTTGGAGTATTACTCGATTTTGGTATATCTGTTGCATTAGGAGAGAATCCAGGTAGAGCAGCATTTGGTGCTATAGGTGCAGGTTTACTTGGTGCAATAGGTACAATGATTGGTGGTCCTGTTGGTATGTTCCTTGGTGGTTTTGCTGGAGACTGGGCAGGTAGAAAACTTTATGATGTATTCTTTAAGAAAATGGAGAAAGGAGGAACAGTACCAGGTCCGAAGATTAATAAAGATATTACTCCTATATTGGGTACTCCTGGAGAAAAGGTTGTTAACTTGAAGCAAAGTAAACAGTTTGGACCTTTAATAGATGATATAAACTTTAATGGTGGATCAATAGTCAATACTATGTTATCTTCACTTAAAGAACAAGATTCTAATAATGCATCCTTTGCTGCTGCAAATACTAAATTAGCATCTTTGATATCTGGTGTTCAGGAAACATCAACTACTCCTCAAAAAGATATTAAAACTACAATACCTATTAGTACACCAGATATTGCTAAGAAAAATCTTGAAAAACCATCTAAAGGTGGATCAGAAACAATAACTCTTCCTACAATTAAACAAAATGCTGGTGGTGGGCAAGATTCTTCAGATCCTCAAGGACCAGTTCCAAGTCCAGGTATTATTAGTGCAGAAGATGAATCTAACACGTATCTTTCTTATACAATGCAAGGATTAGGGATATATCAGGTATAATAAATGGCAGTAACTGAAAAAGAAAAACTTAAATTAAATGTCAATAATATTAAAAGTGCATTATTGGATGGTAGAAAGAACCAAAATAAGATTGATAAGACAAAGAAAAGATTGGTTTTTAAGGGAGTACAAAAACAAAAACGATTACAAGCTGAATCTAGTGTAGAGAAAAAACCTGAATCAAAAGGGTCAAAATCTAAGAATATACTTGGTGGTATTGGTAAAAGTGTAACCAGTATTTGGGATAAGGTATTAAATTTCTTTGGTATTATAGTTATTGGTGCTCTTATTAAGAAGTTACCAGATCTTATTGATGGAATAGAAAAAACATTTGAGAAAATAAAAGGTGTATGGGATACTATAATGGGAGCATTTACTGCTATTGGTGAATCACTTGGAAAATTAGTTAATGCTTTTACTCCTATTTTTGGTAAAGATGTATCTAAAGAATTAAAAGATGCACAAAAAGAATTAGATATTTTAGATAAAGAAACTGATCTTGAACTTGATGATCTTCCAGAACAGGAAAAACCCACAGATGATCTTTCTGATGCTCAGATTGAGAAAATAGTTGACGATACTGTTCCAGGAACACTTAATGATTCTGGCGGTACTGGTGGTGGAGAATCTACAGCAGCATCTTCAAACCAACCTATGAAGATTGCGAAAAGAAAGATGGGTGGTGGTATTGAAAAGAGTGAACAACCAAATCAACAACCTGCAAGATCGCCAGAATCAACTACAGAAGATAGTCCACTTAAACTATTGCCTAAAGTTGCTAAAGAATCTACAAAACCAATTAAAGTATATTCAGAAAATATTGAAAAATTAAGTGATATTTTAGGACATACTAGGGGTACTGTAACTAATAAAAGAGAAAAGGCAAAAATTGAAGCAGAGGCTCTTTATTGGGTTAATAAAGAACGAAAAGAATTTTTGGGATTACCTCCTTTAAAGAAAATAGGTTATGCGCCTGGTGTGGAACTTACAAAACAAATGGGTAAAGAATATTTTACGGGAGTAAATAGAAGTGTATCTCCAGTTGTTAATAAGACAGGTAATATGAAATTATCAAATGATTCAGAAACAACTGTAATTACCTATATTCAACCAATAGAAACTACAAAAGTTGTAAGAACTTCTACTTCATCTGGATCTTCACCAGGATTACCTGAGCTTCAATCCACTAAAACTGAACATATTCCTATACCATAATGGCAGTTAAATACGAGTTATTTCAAATAGTATCCGCTAATGGCGAAAATTCTGTTGATCTTTATGACGGTCAATTTAGGGTATTATCTTTTGATTATTATGAAAGTATAGTATCTCCACATATCACAGGATCTTTAGTTATTAGTAGTAGTACTGGTGCTGCTAAGTCCCAAGATGATGCACAAGAAAGAGTTGGTTCTTTATATTCATCATTACCTCTTCGTTCAGGTTGTGTAATACTTGCTTCAGTTAAATCAGAATTAGGAAAAACATTAGATTTTCATGGTGATCCATATAAAAGATTATATGTAACTGATGTATCAGTTATTACTAAATCTTCTACATCTGAGAATATAGTTCTTAAATTTACTTCTAAGATAGCTTTAATGAATGAAACCAGTAAGGTTAATAAACATTATAAAGGAAAAATTACTGATTCTATTAAGAAAATTATTAAAGAGAAATTAAAAATAGATGAGGATAAGACTTTTGTTGATGAATCTGTAAATTCATATTCATTTACAGGAATGAGAAAACGACCATTTGATTTATTCATTATGTTAGCAAGACAGACTGTACCTGCTAATACTTCAAATCCTGGATATTTTTGTTTTGAGACTAAAAGTGGGTTTAGTTATCTTTCTGCAGATACTTTAATAAACCAAAAAGTATTTCCTAAAAAGTATTTTTATAATGGTGTTACTGAAGCATCTGTGGAAAAGAAAGATGATTCTAATAATTATAAGGTTGAATCTTTAGTTACAGAAAAAGATCAAAGTTTATTATCACAGATTCGTTCTGGGGTATATGCTTCTAAAAATATATTCTTCAATCCATCAACGTGTGGATTTACTGAAGTTGATATTTCTGTTGGAAACCAGTCATTATCTGCTGATCCTAAGTTCTCTTCACTAGGTAAAAAGGAAGGATTACCAAATGTTTTGGCACAAGATTTTAATGAAGGTAACAAGTTTCATAGAGTACAAACTGCTATTTTAGATATAGGTGCTGACGAAACAAATATTGCTGCTAATAATAGTCCAGAACTCCATTATGCTGCAGGAACTGCAAGATATAATTTACTATTTTCTCAAAGTCATGCTATTCAGGTTCCACTTAATACAGATCTTGAAGCAGGATTTGTTATTGATCTTGAGATAGAAAGTACTTCTGATGATAAGGAGCAAGGACCAGATCAAGTACAAAGTGGAAGATATATAATTAAAAGTCTTTGTCATCACATTGATTCTAATAAGGAAGTCACTTCAATGAAACTTATTCGTGATTCATATGGATTGCATGTTACTGGGAACGAATAATGGATTTATCTAATCTTAACTTTTATGGTCTTAGTACACATGAGTGGATAGGGGTTATTTTGCCTTTAGAATCTCAGAAAGAACAATCTTCAGGTAGTGTTGGTTGGGGATGGAGATATAAAGTAGCAATTATGGGATATCATCCTAATGATCAGACTCTTAAAGATGATGAAGTTACTTATGCATTAGTTGCTCTTGGAGTATCTGATGGTTCTGGTGCAGCAGGAAGACAAAGAACACCAAGATTAATTCAAGGTGATGTTGTTCTTGGTAAATTTTTAGATGGTGATAAGAAACAAGTGCCTCTTATTACTAATGTTTTGGGTAGAACCTCAGAAACTAAACTTATAAACGCTAGGTTTGGTGCTAAAACTGGATTTGTTGGTGGATTAAAACCAGGTGTGACAGAAAATCAAGAATTTGCTGAGAATGATAATGTATCAACCCCACAAGTAAAACCAGCATCTAATAATACTGCACAAAATGCTACGACACCTACTGGTGCTATTAATAGAATGGGATTATCAAGTACTCCACAGGTAGGTGGAATACCAAAACCTCAATAAATAAAAATAGGAAATAGAACTTAATTCATGGTTGCTTCACTTTCAAAAGTTCAAATTGATACTTTCACTAATCTCATTGAAGATAATCCGAAGGGATGGGAAAATGAGATTATTGATATTAAATCAAAGTATTCTGATGTATTTAAGAAGGTATCTCCTCGTATAGAAAAGGACTTAAAGAAATTAAGTCCAGAGGATTACATGGTATGGCAAGATAGATTAAAAGAATATAAGAAAGCAATAAGACCAGAAGTATCTCCTGCATCTTTTAGTACAGGAAGAGTTATTAATTTTGCAAATCCTTCTACTAATAGTTTTTTTGGTAAGACAGATGGTGCATTAAAGAATTTTATGGGATTAGCTACTAATCCTTCTCTTTCTGGAGCATTAGATCTTGGAGGAGAGATTGCTGCTGCTTCGTCTAAAATTAGTAGTTTATCATCAGGATTTACCACTCAGATAACCAGTAGTTTGGGTGATTCATTATCTGGAGCTATTTCTGGGGGTCTTGCATCTAAAGCAGCAATAATATTTGCAATGTATCCTGGTGCTAAATTATATGCTAAAGCATTAAAAAAAGTTATTGAGATGCAGACAAGTGTACTTGGACCTGCATTAAATATGTTTGAAGGACTTGAGTGTGTAGGAGATAAAGTTGGTGATGCGATGAAAGGTGTTATTGAAGATATGTTGGTTGAGATGGTTAAAAATTCTAAGCAAGTACCTGAATGTGCTAGTACAGAGTTTATTGGTGCAATTACTAATCAAATCACTGATAAGATTGATGGATTAGTTAGTCCACAATTAAGTGGAATTTCTAATATTTTAGGAGTAGCAATGAATGTAAAAGATATATTAAATCAAGGAATTAGTACGATTGATAATTTTTCTGGTTTATTTAAGTGTGGTGATAAGGAACCAACTTCTCTTAGTAAATATAAAATTGATGGTGGATTATTGAATATGTTAGATCCTGGTCAAGAACAGGCATTGATTGATAAAGCATTTGCAATGAGTGGTAGAAGTTCAGTTGGAAATGATATGTTAAATGCTTTTGAGCAAGCATATGGTGTATTTAATATTTTTGGTGGTTCTTCTAGTGGTGGTGCTGCTGGAATGAGTCCATGTAATAGTAGAGATAATCCACCTCCAGGATCATGTGGTGCTCCTAAAGTTGAATTTTTTGGAGGTGGTGGTTCAGGTGCTCAAGGTGAAGTTATACTAGGCAAGTTTATTAATAAACTTGATAAAACTGATATTTATGGAGATATTATAAAAACTGCAAGTCTTATGGGTGTTAAAATAACACATCCAGGATCTAAGTACGAAAGAGAACCTATGGTATCTTTTACTGATCCCTGTAATCAAGGATATGGTGGTTATGGTAGAGCAGTTATTGATAAAAATATAAATTCACCAACTTATGGACATCTTATTGATGTTATCATTATAAGTGAAGGTGAAAATTATCCAACATCAGGATATGTGGTTGAAGGTGCTGATGGAGATACTCCAGATCCATTTATTGATCATATAATATGTGATCCTGGTGGATTTACATATGATATTGATGACTTTATAGAAGGAGTTGATCCTATTAGTGGAGAAATAGTACCTAATGAAGATTTTATAATTAATATTAATCCTGATACTGGAGAAATTGTTAGTGTTACTTTAACTGCTGCTGGTGCAAATAAAAGATATGCTGCTTTCCCACAACTAAATATTAATACAACTACTGGTGTAGGTGCTGTTCTTCGTCCGATTATGTCAACAACTAGAAGTTCTATTGCATCAGATGAAGTTGTTGAATCTATTGATTGTATTACAAAATGACGCAGTTAAAAAGACAGGTCGATTCTTTTGGACCAAAACTAGTTATAGAATCTGGATCAGATGAAGTAGGTGTTCCTGGAAGAACCACTTATCAGTTATTGTCTACCAATGATTCTGGTTTTAAGTACAACCAATCTCATCATGAAAATGGTATAAGTAGATTTTATTCTGATGGTAAGATTCAGGTTGAAGCAATGGCACATCCCAAAGCATCTCCTGATGATACTGGTATGGCAATCATTGTACATAAGGGTAATATTGGTGTAGATGCCAATAGTGGTGATGTTTCAATTTCTGGTAGGAATATTACTATTGCTGCTGAAGATACTTTAATTCTTAAAGGAAATAAGATTCAGATTGGAGAGTCTAAAAAAGGAACAAGGTCTATTGATATGATGGCAAATAAAATACATTGTCATGATCCAAGACTTGGTAATATAGCATTAGTTTTAAGAACACATAATATTTTTAGGTCATTTGCTGGTAGTTATTTGGGTTATGCCAAAATAGCAGCTAAAGCATCAGGTTTATCAGGGTTCCCACTATGAGTTTTAATATACCATTAGAGAATTCTACTACTTATCAGGACAATCATGTCTTTGAGAATGTTTATATCTATGGTGAATTAAATTATGATTTCACAGGCATTGAAAATATTGAATTTAAGAATGTTGATATTGGTGGTGATGTAACTATAACTGGAATAACTACATTTTTAGATGATGTATATTTTAATCAGCTTATTAATGCAGAAGTATTAAAGGTAGGAATTTTAACTGTTACTGAGAGATCAGATGTTGGTGCTGGTGGAACAGTTTTTCGTGTTGTTGTTTCAGATACTAAAAATGATCCTTCTGGTACTGATTATCTACAACCATATGCAGGTCGTGTAGGAATAGGAAGTACACAACCAGAAAGAACATTAGATGTAATTGGTGATGTTCATATTTCAAAAGATCTTTATGATTCTGTTAATTCATCAGGTGCTAATGGGTATTACTTAAATCAGGATAATAATGGAATAAGATGGGTTCCAACACCACCTGTTGGTATTGAGGGTATTTTAATACAGGAAAATAGTCAATATATTCCAGTTACAGGTGCTGCAAATACTTTTGGTGCTATTAATTTTTCACAAACTAATAGTCTTGGTTTGGGTACAGATAATCTTGTTGCAGATCCAGATCCAGATAATTCTTCTTTTATTGCAAGAGTAAGAGGTAAGGATTATTGGGGGTATGTGGGTGGATATACCGATCCTGCTGTCCCAATTTATAGAATGTCAAATGTTGGCATTCAGAATAATAATCCACAAGTTGCTTTAGATGTAACTGGTGCTGTTCATGCCACAGGTGCAGTAGATTTTGATTCAACTTTAAATGTTGATAATAATACAACCCTTCAAGGTACATTAGAAGTAACTAATGCTACAGATCTTAATAGTACATTAAATGTTGCTGGTCAAACAATAATTGAATCTACAACAGGATCTAGTGATAAAGATACTGGTGCTCTTGTAGTAGAAGGTGGTGTAGGTATTGAGCAGAATCTTAATGTTGGTGCTGTTGCTCGTGTTCTTAGTACTAATGATGCTACTAATGCAGACACAGGTGCATTACAGGTTGATGGTGGTGTTGGGATTAATAAGAAATTATATGTAGGTGATACTTTAACTGTTGTTGATAATACAGATCTTGATGGTCAACTAAATGTTGAAGGTGAAACTACACTTCAAAATAATTTAATTGTTAATCAGAATACAGATCTTGATGGCACATTAAATGTTGATGGAAATGCTAAGTTCAATAATCCTGTTGAACTTGACTCAACATTAATTGATATTAATGGTACTGCTGCAGGACCAGGTGTTGGTAAAACTGATTGGCGTTTATCATCTGTTGGTACTGGTGTATCATGGAGACCATCTGGTGTTGAAACTAAGAATACTATTTGGGTTACTAAAGATGGTGATGATTCTAATAGTGGATTATTGGAAGGTGACGCTAAAGGTACTGTAGGTGCAGCAGCTGCTATAGCAAATGAAGGTGATAGTATTAATATTCGTGCTGGAATTTATGTAGAGAATAATCCTATTGGTCTTAGAACAGATGTTGCAATTACAGGTGAGGATTTAAGATTGGTAACTATTGTTCCTGCCAATGTCGGTAAAGATGTATTTCATGTTAGAAATGGATGTTTAATACAAAATCTTAATTTTGCTGGTTCAACTCAAACAACTAATCATCCTGGTTGTGCTGCTGTAGCATTTCCACCAACTCTTAATGCATTAAAGGCAAATACTGGATATATTAAACTGGGACCATTTGTTGTTCCTGCTAATAAGAGATATAAGAGTCCTTATGTAAGAAACTGTACTAACTTCATGACTGGTAGTATTGGTATGAAGATAAATGGAGATCATGCAACTGCAAATGCTGTGGGTGATGATCTTAAATCAATGGTTTGTGATTCATTTACTCAATATAATGAAAATGGTATTGGTGTTTCACTTACTAATAATGGATATGCACAGTTAGTTTCAATATTTACAATTAACTGTGATGTAGCAATATTTGCAGACACTGGTGGACAGTGTGACCTAACAAACTCTAACTCATCATTTGGTAATTTTGGATTAAAGGCAGTTGGATTAGGTTCTACCGAATTTACTGGAAAGGTTAATATAGATACTGCTGCTGAAAAAGATACTATAGTCTTTAAGGAATTGCTTGATCCTGCAGGTAATGCAAGAAGACCTTATGATGGTCAGGCATTATATTTTAATATTAATTTAGATAATTATCCTGACGCAGATGGTACTGGAAGAATTGATGCACCATTACAACAGTTAAAATCTGTTAGTATAATTAATAAAGGAACTGGATTTAGTGCAATATCTCCACCTAATATTATTATTAGGGATTCTGATGGAACTACAACACCAAAAGGACCACAAGGAATTGTTGCAGAAGCATTAGCAACTGTAGATTCATTTGGTCAATTATCTGAAATTGATGTTGTAAGCACTGGAAGAAATTATCTATCAACACAAAATATTGTTGTTGATATTGATGGAGATACAAGTCTTGCAACAGCAGTAATGGAACCAATTTATTATACGGTTTCTGCTGCAACCACTACAACTGCTGCACCAGCAGGAATTACTAGTGTTACTTTTAATGAATTTATTCCTTATGAGTTAAAACTTGATGATCCTATTGACTTACGAAGAATTAGTAGGATTCTTACCAGTTCACATTCATTTGAGTACGTTGGTACGGGAACGGATATAAATAGGTCAACACCTCTTCAAGGTGCTGTTCCTATTAAAGAGAACGAAGTTGTTGCTTTAGATGGAGCACAAATACCTTTCACCAGTACGGATCAAAAAGGTAATTTTGATATTGGAGCTGGTATCCAAGTTGATCAAACAACCAACACAATTCGGGGAAGAGATTTCAGTCGAGCAATCCAAGCCGAAGTAACACCACTAATACTAGCATTGAGATAAGACATGGCAGTAGCACCAATTAATAAATTTATTACGATTGCGGTTCCTGTTTCACCCAACGAGCAAGAATTATATAAAGCACCCGTAGGTACTTCTGCTATTTTGTTGTATGCACAAGTAGCAAACGTTTCAGCAGCATCAACATTTCCACAGATTACATTTACACATAGAAGAAGAAGTGTTGCTACAAGAACTGCAGGAAATTTAAGGGATAATAGACTTGTTAGAGATATTGAGATACCACCAAATGATGCATTGGTTATTGTTGATGGTAGGTTAGTTTTAGAAAGAACTGCACTTGTAGAAGATTCTATTCGGATCACTGGTATTCAGACAGGAATTACCACAATAACAGATGTTAGATATAATGGTGGAACAGGAATAACAACAGTTACTACATTAGTTCCTCATGGATTTAATGTAGATGATCAAGTAACTATGGCTGGTATAGCATTTACTTGTCCATCAACTGCTGGTATAACTAGTGCTATTTTCCCTAATCCACAAGTTGCTTTTGTTATTGATTCTATTGAAGGTGCTGTAGGCACATCAAAAACATTTACAACTAATTCTGGTATTGTTAAGAATTTACCTCATACTTATAGAGGAGCATTTCATAGGTTTGTTGGACTAGCAACTGAGACTGCTACACCTCTTGGAATTAGTACAGGTACTTCTGGTGGTCCATATTCTATCACTGCTGCTGATTATGATCCAACCGATGGTGATGTTGAATTAAAGATTGGTAGTCATGCATTATTAGGAGCAACTATACATACACCAACTATAATTGGTGGTGCTAATGGTGATTATAATCGTGCTACTGGTGTATTGAGATTAAGAATACCAAGTCATAATTTTAATGATACTCAAAAGATTAAACTTAAAGAAGAATCATTTACATTTTCTTGTGGTTCTGGGACAGGAAAATATCCAAGACCTGCTAATCCTGATTCAGGAAGAGAAGCAGATCCTGCTTGGAATACATGGTTATCATTTTCAATTGTAGATTCCAATAATATTGATGTTCAGGTAGGAACTACTGCTAGTGGTGGTAATCATACTTTAACTGCTGTAGAATCTGGTAGTGTTCAGAGAGCAACTAATTTTGTTGTTCTTGATCCAAATTCATTGAAGTTTAAGTGTTCTCAAGATAATTATAAAACCGTACACACATATCCTAGATCAACTGATCCAGCAATAACTAGAGGAGCAATTGCTGTTGGTCAAACTACCTATGCTCACACTTTTGTTAAAGCAACGGATGCTGTTACTGCTTCTGGATTAGTTAATCAATCTTGGACTCCTACTGCTGCGACATATGACTCACTGACAGGAAATTTGGAATTAACAATAGGATCTGGTCATGCATTATTAGCTGCTGATACTCATCAAGCTGATACTGGAACTACATATGATCCAAGAGTTGGGATTATGACCGTTCAACTAGCAGCAACACCAACTCAAGTTATTCAGACAGGACAGCAAGTTAAGATTAATGCTGGTGGTGTAACTTTCAGTTGTAATGCTGGTGGTGGAGTTGCTAATCAGGCATATCCAAGAACAACAGACCCTGTTTATGAACAATGGAAATCAATTACTCGTATTAATGATAGTAAATTTAGTTTGGATGTTGGTATAGGTACTGGTGGACAATATGCCCACACATTTGTATCAGGTGTTTCTGGTGCTATTAATAGGGCAACAAGTAGAATTAGTATACCTGCTAATTCATTACAATTTACCTGTATGAGAGATTGGAATAAGACAGTCAAGACATATCCAAGAAGTACTGATCCTGTATACCAAAAACAAATAGCAATAGGATCAACATCTACTACTACAGTTACAGTAAATGTTGGTAAGACAAATACTGATACAGTTACAATTCCAGTTGGAATATCGTCTTCTGGTGGAAGGGTCGGTCCATTACAAATGGAATTTATTGGAAGTATTCTAGAGAACAGTACAACATAATATGGCAAAGTATATTAGTGGAAGAGTCAGGCGTACTGATCAGGACAAATTAACTGATGATAGGTTTAAGTATTTACGTCTTGAAGACGCAGAACCTAATTTAGGTGATTCTCCAAATGCTGCTGGAACTCCAAGTATTCCTTCTGGACAACAGTTTCAACTTATTGGAGTACTTGGAAATCCAGGAGAAAGATATTGGTCTCCTATTCAGGGTGGTGTTATTCCTGGATCTATTAGTATATTTGAGGAAGGAAGTCTTGTAGGTACTCTTAGTAGTATTACACAACTTGATTTTCGTGGTAATGGTGTAACTGCAACTGTAGGATTTACTTCTGATGTAAGATCAACTATAACAGTTAGACCTCCAGGAGATAATGAAAGGGTATTATATAAAGAAAATAATGATTTTGCATCATCAAACAAACTTCAGTTTAAGAGTTCTGTTGGTATTCTTACTGTAAGTAATGGTTTACAAATTACTGGTGGTGGAAGTTATAATTCATTTGTTGTACAAACTGATGGTAAGGTTGGTATCAATACAGTACCATCACAAGAATTGCATGTTAATGGTGATATAAGACTTGAAGGAACGATATATGACCAGACTAATAATGCAGGTGCTAACTCAAATATTTTACAGAAAAATAATGCTGGTGGTGTTGAATGGAAAGCATTAAATCAAGTTCAGGCTGGTGCAGGTGGAACAATAAAAGATATACAATATCATGGTTCTACTGGAGTAGTTGCTGGTGCTAGTAATTTTAATTATGATCCTGATACTCAACGTGTAGGACTTGGTATAGAAAATCCTGAAACATTATTAGATGTAAGAGGAGATGTTAATATTACTGGTTTAACTACAGCAACAAAATTGGATGTTACTGGTGTTTCTACATTTTCTGGAATAACTTCTTTCAGAAATGATGTTAAGTGGGATGATAATAAGAAAGCATTTTTCGGAGATGGGTCAGATCTTTCCATATATCACGATACTTCAAATTCGTACATCGAAGATGTGGGTGCTGGAGGACTTAAGATTCGTGGAACTAGTGTAAGTCTTGAGAAGAATCCAGCAGGATTTGCTCCAGAGTATATGATTAATGCAATTGCTGGTAGTCTAGTTCAGTTGTACCATAATGGATCTGAAAAATTTCGTACTACTGGAACAGGTGTTAGTATAACTGGTACACTTGATACTGATGATCTTACGACTGATAATATTAATATCACTGGTAAGGTTACAACTAAAGATTTACAAGTAACTGGTATAGCAACAGTTGATAATATCCAAATATATGATAATAGGGTTGAAACTACAACAGGTAATTTAGTATTAAATTCTAGTGCAGGAACATTAGAAGTTATAGATAAACTCTATGTTAATGATGTTCAAGATTCAACGACCCCAGATAATGGTGCAGTACAGGTTGCTGGTGGTGTTGGTATTGAAAAGAGATTAAATGTTGGTGGTGCAGTTTCATTTACAGGTCCATCGGTTGGTGTAGCAGTTACTCTTGCTGGAGCAGGTGGTATTACTACTACTGGTGGAGATTTATATATTGGTGATGATTTATATGTTAACTCAAATATAACTGTAGTTGATTTTAATGCCCAATGGGGTAACATAACAAAGCAGTTAAACACTAATAGATTTAAGGCAACTGGTATATCTACGTTTACAAATAAGGTACATCTTTTAGACGATGATGTGCTGCATTTTGGTGGTGCTGCGGATGCAAATGGTGACCTACAGATATGGCATAATAGTAGTAATACTTCATCTAATATAAAAGATACTTCTGGTGATCTTAATATTCAGAGTAATAACATATATCTTCAAAATACTAGTGGTGTTAATTTTGCCAAATTTACTGCAGGTGGAGAAGCATCTTTATATCATAGTGGTAATCTTAAATTTACTACTTCTGGAATCGGAGTTACCGTAACTGGTAAGTTGATGCCATCGGCAACTACTACTCATGACATTGGATCAGCAACAGAAAAATGGAATAGTGTACATGCACAGACATTTATAGGTGCAGTAACAGGTATATCAACTGGTGCAGATCGTACTTATGTTTCACTAGATGGTGCTAATTCTAATAGACCTATAACATTTGTTGATAATAATACTGCAGGATATAAGCAGTTTTATTTTGATGCTAATACTTTATCTTTTAATCCATCTGCAAATCGTATTAATATTACCAATGCAACTATAGGTAATGATTTAACTGTAACTGGTCCTTCAACATTCTCTGGTCTAGTTGATCTTAATGCTGACATTGAGGGTCATGTCAGTCCATCAGCAACTGATACCTATAATATGGGAGCATCAGATACTGATAGATGGAATAACATATATGCACAGACATTTATAGGACAATTAACTGGTAATGCTGTTAGTGCAGATACTGTTAAGGTATCTGCATTACCAAAGACTTTTGGTGGAGGAAGTAATGAATTTAAAAATACAACACATCATTTAACTTTTATTGAAGGGGAAGGAGATGGTTCAGCCGAAGATGTATTTACCCATACAAATGCAACTTTTACTCCAAGAACTAATCATTTAGTACTTGCTACTACTGGTCTTGCAGATTCTGGTAGTTTATATGCTGCTGGCAAACTAGAAACTGGTGGAGATTTAATAGTTGGTGATGATTCGACTCTTAAGTCTGATACAATTATTGGTGAAGGTTTTAGTCATGGTTCATTAAATGTTAAAGGAAAAATTATTTCACATTTAATTCCTACTGGTAATTCGATAAACATTGGTTCTGCATCAACGAGTTGGGGTACGGTATATGCAGATAGCTTCACTGGTGGAAGTGCAACTAAGGCAGAAACAGTTCAGATACATTCACAAGCAACTGGTACATATCATTTAACTTTTGTAGGTACTAGTGATGTTACTGGTGCTAATGAATATCAGGATATTTGTGTTGATAGTGCAGGTGATATTACCTATGATATGAATGCGAATAAACTTGTAGTACCAAAAATACAACCAGGTCAACTTCTTGATGCATCAGATACTGGAAACGTAGGTGATGTACCTGTATCTGATGGTACTAATTGGACTTGGGGACCACCAGGATCTGGTATTACTACTACAGCACAAAATTTACAAGGTGGTGTAGCATATAAGATTCCATATCAAACTGCTGCTGATACAACTGCATTCCTTCCTAATGGTACAGATGGTAAAGTATTAACTGCTCATGGTACTACTTCTGCTCCATCTTGGGAATCTACTGTTGCTACTGCTACTAATTTACTTGGTGGGGCAAAAGGATCCGTACCATATCAATCTGATGTTGATACCACTGCATTCCTTGCAGTTGGAACAGCAGGAAAGGTATTAACAGTAGGTGCTAATGACACTATTGTATGGGGTGATGTTGCTGCTACTGCAACAAATCTAGTTGGTGGTAGTGCTAATTACCCAAATATAGTATATCAATCTGCTGCTGATACTACTAATTTCTTAGTTGCTGGTGCTTCTAACAAGTATCTGAAGATGAATGGTGCTGGTAATGGAATTGAATGGGGTGATGTAATTGCAACTGCTACTAATCTAAATGGTGGAGTAGCATCACAGATTCCTTATCAATCTGCTGCTAATACCACTGCTTTTATTCCTAATGGAACTTCTGGAAAAGTACTTACCAGTAATGGAACAAATGCTCCATCTTGGGAAGATGGTGTTGGTAGTAGTCTTGAGACATTAGCAAGAAATACTTCTACTGCTTGGCATTATTTAACTTTTGTTGATTCTAATAATACTACTGCTGCTAGTGAAACAGTATACACCACTAGCTCATTACAATTTAAACCAACCGATAATCTATTGAAGATTACTAGTGATGATGGACCAGGTGGTGGAATTCAAGCTTATCAGATAGCTGAAGGTGGTAGTGGAAAGGTAGGATCTGCTAGTTCTATAATTATGGCATCAGGATCTAGTGGAGATCATAAGTGGTATTGGACAGATCCATCAGAGGTAGTTGATGCTGGTGGTGCATTAACTAATATTGAAGTATTATATACAAACGCATCTAATGGTGATAATTATAGCTGTGCTCAATCTGTATCAGTATCAACTCCCGATTCTAATACAAAGAGAATTAACTTCCAATTTAATGGTACAACTGGTGCTAATGCTTATGGTAGAAAGTTTTTTCAGAATACAGCACCTAGTTCACCATGTGATGGAGATATATGGTATGATACTAGTACTGGTTCTACAGGATCTCCAGATTCTTTAATTCCTGCTGGATCAAGGGTAGTATTCTATCAATCAAATGCTCCTACTGGATGGACTAAGATAACAAACCATAATAATAAAGCACTTAGAGTTGTAAGTGGTTCTGGTGGTGGATCTGGTGGTAGTCATTCATTTACAAGTACTTTTGCTAATAAATCTACAGGAAATCATACTATTACTTCAGCACAAGTACCTGCTCACAATCACACATATAATAACTACTACTTCGCAGAGAATAATGGTAATTCTGGATTGCCAAATAATAATGCAGGTTCTAGAAAAGGTAATGACTGGGATAACAATCCATTCTCATTAGGTCAAAGTACTAATAATCAAGCTGGAACTACTGGTCAATCACATAATCATGGTAGTATAGACTTGCGTGTTCAGTATATTGATGTTATAATATGTTCTAAAGACGCATAATAATGAAGTTAGAACCAGGAAAATTTTGTCCTTTGATTGGTAAAGATTGTATTCAGATGCAATGTTCTTGGTTTACTCAAGTGAGAGGAACTAATCCACAAACAGGTGAAGAAGTTGATGAGTGGGGATGTGCAGTTACTTGGGTGCCTATGTTGTTAATTGAAAATTCACAGATGCAAAGACAAACAGGTGCAGCAGTTGAATCATTTAGAAATGAAACTGTTAAAGTTGCTGATCGTTTAAGAATTGGACCTAAACCGATAAATATGTTAGAGGATAATACAATAAAATGAGTAACGAAAAACTAACTATTATACCCAGTGATAAGTTTATTGGTGTGGGATTAACAGGGTATGTCGGAATTGGTAGTGATTCTGATTGGAATTGGATTGCAGATAATATTCATGCAGTTCAGTGGAATGGTACTTCAGGACATGTTGAATATAATGATGGAACACCAGAAGTAGGATTAACTACAATATCAGATTATAAAGCAGGATATAGGAAGTGGGAAGCTGAAAGAGACAGAATTTCTACTGAACAAACAAGAATAGAAAATGAAAGAGATAATCAGGATTGGGCAAAAGTTTTAAGAAAATGGAGAAATATCTACCTAGAAGATAGTGATTGGATAGTTGCTAAATCTGCAGAAGAAGGTGTTGTAGTACCAACTGAATGGAAAACCTATCGTAAAGCATTAAGAGATATTCCTGATGGGTTAAATTTTGATACTGTTAAAGCAATGGCAAAAGGAGCACAAACTGGAGTAGGACACACTGGATGGCCAACTGCGCCAGGAGGTTGGACTTTCTCTTAAGTATGAAAATAATTGATGATTTTTTAAGTGATGATGAGTACCAAAATCTTTTTTCATTCATAACAAATAATAATTTTCCTTGGACTTATGGTAAAATTGTGACCGATGGTTATGAACTAATTGATACTGAATATTATCAATTTACACATTCTTTTTATCAATTTGATTTACCAACAACATATTTTCAGCAGGTAGAATTTTTTAGAGAGAAGTTAGAAATGGCATCTCTTGTTAGAATAAAAGCAAATCTAAATCCTAGAACAGAAACGTTACAGATTCATGATGATGCTTGGCATAATGATTTTGATAATATGACTACGGCAATTTATTATCTTAATACTAATAATGGGTTTACAAAATTTAAGAATGGTGATAAAGTAAATAGTGTTGCTAATAGAATAGTAATTTTTGATAGTAATCTGAAACATACAGGTACTTCCTGTACAGATACACATGCTAGATTATTAATTAATTTTAATTATTTCTCTAAATAAACAAAAACACCATGCCTATTAAAATAAGAAAAAGTGGTTCTTGGGAAACTGTTAGTGATGGTGCTGACGGTGCTGACGGTGCTAGTAACATACCTACTGGTTGTATCATGATGTTTTATGGTACTACTGCTCCTACTGGATGGCAGATATGTAATGGATCAAATGGATCGCCAGATTTGAGGAATAAATTTATTGTTTCTACTGGTAGTAGTTATTCTCTTTCGGCTGAAGGTGGATCAAATAGTGTATCACTTACTGAGGCACAAATGCCATCACACGATCATGATGCCGATGCATCAGTAAGTGATCCAGGTCACAAACATCAGTTAAAAGGTGGTGTTGATGATGCTGATAGTGGTAGTTATATTTCTGCAGGTGATCAAACTGGTAATCTAAATGTTGGTGCAATGGATGATGCAACAACAGGTATTAGTGTTTCAATTGATATTGATAATGAAGGTAGTGGAAGTAGTCATGAGAACAGACCACCATACTTTGCTCTTACGTTTATAATGAAACTTTAATGTTTAAGGAATTGATTTGGGTAAAGAAAAATTCTTTACCTAAAACCTTTTGTGATAAAGTAATAAAGAAATTTGAGAAAGAACCAAGAAAGAGTGCTGGTGTAATTGGTTCTAATGCTCCTAGAGTTGATAAGTCTATTAAAGATACAACAGATATTAATATTACAAATGTTAGTGGATGGGAAGAAGAAGATAATATTTTTTATAAAGCATTGCAAGAAGGGTTGGAAGAATATGAGACGTACTTAAAAAATATTCATTATCAGTGTGTTCCAAATCCTCAATATCGGATGAAAGATGCTGGATATAAATTACAAAAATATGAACCTAATGGTTTTTACAACTGGCATAATGATTGGTGTATGAGTGATAGTCGTGGATCAAGAGTTTTTGTTTTTATGTGGTACTTAAACACACTTAAAGTTAAGGATGAAGGATATACAGAATTTTTTGATGGTACAAGATTGCAACCTAAATGTGGGAATCTAGTATTTTTCCCTGCTACATGGACATATGTTCATCGTGGGAAGAGACCAAAGGTATGTAAATATTTGTGTAATGGTTGGATATATGCACAATGTTGACAAATTTTTTATCTGTGGTATAATGCAATGAGTCATATTAGTGCATTAATGGACGAAGAATATTTAATGAAGTGTGTGGTTGACCCCACCAAGAAAACTTTTTATATCTATTCTAATGAGGGAGATAGTAAAGAAGTTGTATGTGATAATACAGAACAATTTATGAATGTGCTAAGTGTAGTACGTGCTATGTGTCCTGAAGATAGACTAGTATATACAGATGCATAAATAAATCGGCTATATTTTTTCACCATGCGTAAAGTTAGAGAGAAACAAAACGGTAAAAAGTTGTGGATTGAACGCAAGGAGAATGAGAAAGAAACAACAGAAAAAGATTTTATTAAGATGCATACTGAGATGAATAATGATGCCTCTTAATTTGTTCTACTTTTTACCTAACTAAATAGAACATAGAAATATATTGAATATTTACCAATGGGTCTCAATAAGTTAGAGAATTTTATTAAGAATATCGAGGGTCGTATTCTTTATGTAAATCCAAATGATCTGGATGCCACAGATAGTATTGAAAATCAAGGAAACTCTCTTGCAAAACCTTTCAAGACGGTTCAGAGAGCACTTCTTGAATCAGCAAGATTTTCGTACATTCGTGGTACAGATAACGATATTATAGAGAAGACAAGTATACTCCTATTTCCAGGCGAACATATAATTGATAACCGCCCAGGATTTGCTATTAAGAAAGATGCAAGTAATCCTCTTCAAGCAAAGGCAGTTGCTCCAGGTGGTGCCCCTGAAACCATAGCACAAGATACCCTCACATTAAATTTAGATTCTAATTTCGACCTAACTCAATCTGATAATATACTTTATAAGTTTAATAGTATTCATGGTGGTGTTGTTGTACCTAGAGGAACCTCTTTAGTTGGTCTAGATTTAAGAAAGACAAAGATAAGACCAAAATACGTTCCAAACCCAACAGATGCTAATGTTAAGAAAAGTTCTATATTCAAGGTAACGGGTTCTTGTTATTTCTGGCAATTCTCCATATTTGATGGAAATGAGAATGGATTAGTTTATACTGATGATTCTGATTTTAGTTCTAATAATCAGTCTAAACCAAGTTTCTCTCACCACAAATTAACTGTATTTGATTATGCTGATGGTGTTAATACTGCTGCAGGTTTTGATTTAACAGATCTTGACATGTACTATAGTAAGCTATCAAATGCTTATAATAGTTCTGCTGGTAAAGATAGAGGTATTAATGAGAAATATCCTGCTGATCCACTTGGATTCTCTAAACAGAGACCAGAATGGGAAATAGTTGGTGCATTTGCTGCTGATCCTGTTAATATTTCTAATATCGAATCTGGTGATGGAAGTAGTCCAACTACTGTTGTTACTGTTACAACAGCAACAGCACATGGATTAAATGCTGGTACTCCAATTAAGATTAAAGGAGTTACTACATTAGATTATAATATTTCAACAGTAGTTCAGAATGTAACTGGTGAGAAATCATTCACATATCTTTTACCATTTGTAAGGACTAATTTACCTGCTAATCCTAGTTCTTCTAATGCAACAGTAACTATTGAGACTGATACAGTTGCAGGTGCATCTCCATATATCTTTAACTGCTCTATGCGTTCTGTATGGGGTATGAATGGTATGCTTGCTGATGGTAGCAAAGCATCTGGATTTAAATCAATGGTTGTGGCACAGTTTACTGGTGTCTCACTACAAAAAGATGACCGTGCATTTGTAAAATATAACCCAGATTCAAGATTATATAATAGTATTACAGTAAATCTTGCTAAAGGTTCTGCTCTTAATAGAGATGCGTCTTCTACTGATCCTGAGAAAGTATATCATTTAGATAGTAAAGCAATCTATAGAAGTGGATGGGAGACTAGTCATATTAAGATACAAAATGATGCTGTACTTCAGATTGTATCTGTATTTGCTATTGGATTTAATAAGCACTTTGATATTCAATCTGGTGCTGATGCTTCAATTACAAACTCTAACTCCAACTTTGGTCAATTATCTCTTGTTGCTGAAGGATTTAAGAAAGATGCATTTGATAAAGATAACCATTGCTTTATAACAAATATTATTACACCAAAAGCAATAACTGAAACTGCTCAACAGATTGAATGGCTTCCTCTTGATGTAACTAAGACAAAACAGACAGGTATTTCTAGTCATCTTTATATTGCTGATTATACAGATAAAGATGATGCACCACCAACTCTTATTCAGGGTTATAGATTGGGTGCAAATCTAGAAGATAAATTGTATGTAACTGTTGGAGCAGGAGCTCCCACTACTAATAATGCATCCATTGTTATGGTTTCTAATACAACTGGTGCTGGTACGACAGTATCTAATGGATCATTAGTTAGTGAAAAGAAATATAGAGTTACTGTTGGACCGACTGGAATAACTAATAGACTTACTATAGGTAATAATGAATTATTAACTGGTGAAAAAATAAGGGTCTTTAGTGATGATGCAGACCTTCCAGAAAATATTGAAGATAATGTAGTATATTATGTAATTAATAATGGTGATAACAATACTATATCATTAGCATCGACTAAAACTAATGCTGAAAATGGTACTGAGATTAGTATCAATGATGGAACTAATCTTTATGTTTCAAGTAGAGTATCTGATAAAGGATCTGGTGATATAGGACACCCAATTCAGTATGATAATGTACAAAATCAGTGGTATCTTCATAGTACTGTAGGTAATGCAATCTATAATGCTATTGTTGGATTTACTGGTCCTGAAACATCAACTAATACTGGTTATGTTAATAGGGTTAATGATCCAAGATCTCTTGATGATAAACTTTATAAGTTACGTGTAGTTATTCCGAAGGAAGCAATTAATGCAAAGAATCCAACTGAAGGATTTGTTATTCAAGAATCTGGTTCTACTGGATTTAGAAAAAATGCTGATGCTTCTGCAACATCAATATTAACTTCTGATTATGATTTTAATAAGAATCTAAGATTCATTAGAACTACATCTGAATCTGGTAATGTTGTAACTGTAGTAACAGAACAACCTCATAATCTAAATGTAGAAGATATTGTCAATATTAAAAAGGTAAAGAGTTCTAATAATACTACTGCTGCAGAAAATAAAGGTTATAATGGAACCTTTATTGTAACAGAAGTAAATAGTGACAAACAATTTAGATATTCTACTACAGATGTAGATGGAGTTCTTCATGCTAATCCTGGTACATTTACTAATGATGTAGCAGTTAGAGATACAGAACTTCCAAAATTTGAGAGAAATAATTGTAGAAGTAACTTCTATATTTACAGAAATGAAACTTTATCTGAGTACATTGAAGGTATTCAAGATGGTGTATATCATCTATTTGCATTAAAATCTGATAGAACAGTACCAACAGAATTTACAGGATTAAAGTATAGTCAAAGTGTTGAAGATCTATATCCTCAACTTGATAAAGATAATTATGATGATAACCCAAATTCAGCAAAATCATTTGCATTAAGAAGTCCTATAGGTGATGTTGTTACTGATGATCTTAAGAAGAGTATCACAAGAGAAAATGCAGATACTTTTATTACAGAACTTGGTATAGGTCATAAGATTAGTGGAGTTACAACAACAACTTCTCTTGCTACTATTACATTTGATAGAGCACATAAATTTGCACAAATAGTTGCAGGAACTGTTACTGCTGGTGCATCATATACTAATGGAACATATCAAAACGTCCCATTATTATCTGGATCTCAGACAGGAACATGGGCAGGTGCAACTGCAAGAGTAGTTGTTGCTGGTGGATCAGTAACTAGTGCTGAGATTGTATGTGCTGGATCTGGATATTCTACAGGTGCATTATTCTTTGATCAGACTGTTATAGGTGCTGGTAATGGTAATGCTAGATTTACTGTAAATGAGGTAACTAATAATATTGGAGATTGTGTACAAGTATCTGGTATTGGTACTGTCACTGATGGTATTGCAACAATAACTGCTATTTCTGGTAATAGTGCTATTCAGATTCCAAGAAGTGGAACTGATCTTGCTATTGCTGGTCAGTATGTTATTAATAATGGTCCATCTGCTGGACTTGCATCTACTTCTTATGTAACATCAACTAAAGTTACTACATTTAATTGTACTTCTCCTCATGGATTAGTATCTGGTAATAAATTTAGAGTAATAAATGTTTCTAATAGTAATCTCGGTGATTTTATTGTAAAAGAAAGAGTTGGTGTTAACACATTTACTGCTATAACAAGTGGTACTGTAGCATCTCCATCTCGTATTATTAAACATTCACTAGCTGCTACTAATGCAATATCAGATAATGATAATGAATCATTGGGTGCAAGAGGAATATCATTCTATGATAATACTAATTTAACTTTAAGTGCTGCAGTTCTTAAGGCTGCTAATGCTACCAGTCTTAGGATTGTTGGTATTAATACTCTTGCAAAAGCACCAATAGGATCTTATCTTCAAATTGATAATGAAGTAGTTAGAGTTTCTAGTTCTTCATTAAGTGGAACTGGTAATAATGAACTTACTGTTATTCGTGGTGTATTAGGAACACCAAAAGAAGAACATGAAATAGATTCTATAGTTAAAAGAGTTAATCCAATAGCAACTGAATTGCGTAGACCTTCTATTATTCGTGCTTCTGGTCATACATTTGAGTATCTTGGTTATGGACCAGGTAACTATTCAACTGGTTTACCACAGGTACAAAACAGAACACTAACTGATAGAGAAGATTTCTTATCACAATCACAAGAAAGGTCTTGTGGTACTGTTGTTTACACTGGTATGAATAGTGATGGTGATTTCTATATTGGTAATAAGAGGATTAATTCTGCTACTGGTAAAGAAAGAACATTTGATGCTCCTATTCCTACAGTTACAGGACAAGATCCTTCAAGATTGAGTGTTGTATTTGATGAAGTTACTATTAAAGATAGACTTACTGTTGAAGGTGGTAAATCAAAACGAATCTTATCTCAGTTTGATGGTCCTGTTACTATTAACAATGAACTTAAAGTTGAACAGAAGTGTACTGTAAATGGTGCATTAAGAGCATATAATTTAGATATTACAAGTGATGAGCAATCAACAAATGAAAATAACGGAGCACTAGTCATTCTTGGTGGTGTTGGTATTAAGAAGAATCTTAATGTGGGTGGAGACTTTAGTTGTGCAAGTTTTGGTGCTGATGGATTAGTTGTTTCTGGTATAGCAACATTCCAGAATGATGTTAATGTAGAGGGACCTCTTCATGTAAAAGATACAACACAATCAAATGGTGTTGATGAAGGTGCATTAATGGTTGATGGTGGTGTTGGTATTAACAAACAGTTATATGTTGGTGCTGGTGCTACGGTTCAGGGTAAATTGGATGTTGATTCTGATCTAAATGTTGATGGTGCTGCACAAATTGATGGTAATACCAATCTTGATGGAACTCTTACTGCTGGTGGTTTAACTACTATTAACAATGGTGTAACTATTAATTCTGCTGGTAAGAACTTTGCTATTCAGAATGGTGCTGGAACTCCTGTCACTAAGTTTGACGTAGATACTGACAATGGTAATGTAATTTCTAAAGGAACATATACTTCTACTGGAGATATGCTTCCAGAAACTGATGAAGGTGCAAGTTTAGGTTCTGCAACTAAGAGATGGGAATACATATATGCAACTAATATTACTGGTACTCTAACTGGTGGTGCTACTAAAGTAAAAACTACTGCTACGGATAGTGGAACTAATTATCTAACGTTTGTAGATGCTGCAACTTCAACTGATAAAGAAGATTTAAGAGTACATGCTAATTTCTATGTTACTCCTAATACTACAGCAGCTTCTGCTAACATGTATGTTAGAGGAGACATTACTGCATTTGCAGGTGCAGCATCTGATGATAGATTAAAGACTAATAAAGTTATACTTGATGGTGCTCTTGATAAAGTATTATCCTTAAGTGGATTTACATATAATTGGAATGGATTAGCAGTAGATCTTGGATTTGTTGCAGAGGAAAAACAGGTTGGTGTATCCGCACAACAAGTACAATCAGTATTACCAGAAGCAGTTAAGAGTGAGACACTTGATGATAAAGAAATTCTCGTAGTTAAATATGAGAAAATAGTTCCACTTCTTATTGAAGCAATTAAGGAACTATCTGCTAAGGTTGATAACCTTGAACAAAAAATATCAGATAAATAACTAAAAAACTACGATGCCTAATATAAGGAAGAGCTTTCACTTTAGAGAAGGAGTCCAAGTCGATGATGAAGTACTCGTCGTTCGTGGATCTAGGGTGGGTATTGGTACTACTGTACCTGATGAAGCGTTAGATGTTCGTGGAGATGCTAAAGTAACTGGCATAGCAACAGTTAATAATATATTCTCTTCTGGAATATCAACTCTAACTGAACTTAGAATAGGAACTGGTATAACAGTATCATCTTCTAGTGGCATTGTATCAGCAACTAAGTTTGTTGGAGATGGATCTCTTTTAACCAGTCTTCCTACTTCGGCATGGACAAGTTATGGATCAACAGGAATATATACTCATTCTAATGTAGGTGTAGGTACTGCATTTCCAACAAGAGATTTACAAATAGGTGCAGATCCTTATGCACAATCAACTCTTTCTGGTGTAGGTATTGGATCTGATGGAAATATAAAAGCTAGTGGTATTGTAACAGCATCAAGTTTTGTAGGAGATATAACAGGTGATTTAACAGGTGAAGTTAATGCAGGTTCATTAGATACTAATGCTAATGGAGTTGTTGTAACTGGAGACTTAAGTGTATCTGGTGTTTCTACAGTTAATGATGATGTTAACTTTATAGGTGCTGCAAGTACTATTCAATTCGATAAATCGGATAGTTCTTTAGACTTTAATGATAATGCTAGAATTAGACTAGGCAATAATTCAGATATACAGATTTTTCATAATTCTGGTGATAGTTATGGTTATATTAGAAATTCTAATGTACAACCCTTAAGAATAACTGGTAATCTTACGCAGATAAGAAATTCTGCTGATACTAATAACATTGCTGATTTCCAGGAAAATCTTGGTGTTCAGTTATATCACATTGGAACTAAAAGATTAGTTACATCTGGAGTCGGTGTTACTATAACATCTCAACTAGATGTTGGTAATGTTGTTGCATCTAGTGGATATGCAGGTGTTAGTGGAATAACAACAGTCGGTATTTCAACTACAGGTATTACTACAACTGGTGGTAGATTATATACTGCTGATGATATTAAAGCTGGTAATGGATTAGAAGTTACTGGTGTCTCTACACTTGGAGTATCAACATTTACTGGTGATGTAAGTTTTGGTTCTACTGTATCATTTAATGATAATAGTAAAGCAACATTTGGTGATGGTGCAGATCTTTCCATACATCATACAGGATCAGACAGTATTATAAAGAATACAATTGGTCAATTAGCATTACAAAGCCCACAGTGGGGAGTTTCTGGTTCTGGAGGACAAGGATATAATATCTATTGTGTTGCAGGCGCACAAATTCAATTATATTATGCAGGAAATGAAAAACTAAAGACTACTGAAAATGGTGTTCAGATAACAGGAATAACAACATCTACTGGAAGAGTTGATGTTAGTGTTGGTGGTACTGCATTTACAGCATTACCTACAGGTAGAGTTGGTGTAGGAACTGCAATTCCTGGAGTAGATCTTCAGATTAAGAAACCAGTTAGTTCTACATTAGAACTTATTTCTGATACTGGTACATCTACCATAAGTATTGGTAATTCTGTAGGTGCTGGTAATAGTTCTGCACAGATTAAATTTGGAAATGGATCATTAGAGTTCTTTAATAAGGATCTTGGTAGTGTAAACATGTATCTTCATTCTGGTAGTGCAGGTGTTGGTACTGGTAGATTTGATTGGCTTTATGGACAAGGTAATGATGAATTAATGTGCTTAACCCATGAAAAGAAATTGGGTATAGGTATTACTAATCCATCAAACAATCTTCATGTTGTAGGCACATCTACAATTACAAGTCATTCTTATGTCGGTGGTAATCTACATGTTGATGGAACTATCTACGGAACAGTTAACTTCCCAACTATTCTCAATAGCATACAAATAAACAATACTTCAGGTCTTTCTACATTCCATAATGTAACAATAGGCAATGTAGGTAATATTTCATCTATTGGTATTAATAATAATACTCCTAGAGTTTCCATAGATGCCTTTAGTGGACATATAATGGGAGGTAAACTTGGTATTGGTACTGCACATATTAAGGAAGAGACTTCATTAACTGTACAAGGATTAACATTCTTTAATCATATTGGAATTGGTACTACTGCTGAAGTTTCTGGAAGTGGATCTGGTACGTTACCTTCAGAAGGATTACAGGCACATGATACTACTATTGGAATTAAGAGTTGTATTACTAGGATTGAAGGAAACAGTACAATAACAACTAATGAAAGTACTTTAGTTGGTATAGGTACTACATTACCAAGAGCAGCAGTTGATTTTGCTTCTGCTGGAGATAGCACTGTTTTGGCAAATGCTAGATATATGCTTCCACCTACGATAACAACTACTCAAAGAAATGCTTTAAGTTCAGTAGTTGCAGGTGCAATAATTTATAATACTGTCGATAATAAACTTCAATGTTATAATGGATCTAGTTGGAACAATCTGTTCTAAATAATTTTTAATTATATTATTCTAAATGAAAAAAGTTGTAATTGTTGGGTCTGGGACTGCTGGATTGATTTCTGCTGCAATGATCAAAACCTATTGGGGTGATAGGGTTGATGTTTCTTTGTACCATGATGCTAGTAAAGAAACTATTTCAGTAGGAGAAAGTACGACACCATACATTAATGCTTTTCTAAGTTTTTTTGGAATACCAGCGAATGAAATAATTAGAGAATTAGATGTAACGGTTAAGTTAGGTATTAATTTTAATAATTGGATACCTAATCAAAGTTATTTTCATGGGTTTAATTCAGTTAATATTGAGGGTAGAAGAGATGACTCACCTTCAACTTATAGTATTCTAAATGATGATTTTAATAGTGGATTTTTATATAATGAACCAACTGATACTGTTCCAGAAACATTATTTAATGATTTTTCATATGGATTACATATTGATACCAAACAATTTATAGATTTTTTAACTAAGAAGTTAGAAGGTAAAATAAATCTCGTAGATGATCTAGTAGAGGATGTAGTAGTCGAGAATGGAAATATTTCTCGTATTGTATGTAAAAATAGTGGAGTGGTCGAGGGAGATCTTTTTATAGATGCTTCAGGGTTTAATAGAATCTTGTTTCAACATCTAGATCCCAAGTGGAATGACATGTCGAGATATTTACCTATAGATAGAGCAATACCTCAACAAGTACCATACGAGTTTGATGGTAAACTTCCATCTTATACTGTATCAGAAGCAACAGAGAATGGATGGATTTGGAAAATACCTATTGGAGATAGATACGGAACTGGTTATCTATATTCCTCAAAATTTACAAGTGATGAAGATGCAAGAGAAAAATATAATCAATGGTTAATTGATAATTTTAATACACAACTTGAGACAGATAGAATAATTAAATATAAACCTGGATATTATGAAGATTATTGGATAGGTAATTGTTTAGCAGTTGGTCTTTCTAGTGGATTTGTTGAACCATTAGAATCAACAGGAATACATCTTATTATTAAACAAATGTATGATTTAATATTCTTTAACTCAAATTTAGAGAATTTATCATTTAATAGAAAATCTGCTAATCTTATTAATAGAGAGTTGTATGTTGATATTATTAATTTTGTTGCTTTACATTATTGTACAAATAGAAATGACTCTGAGTTTTGGAGATATATGACATCTAATAAACTTGAATGGGTGCAAGATCTTGAAGAGAAATGTAAACATGAGTTTTTAGATATTACTATTTTTAGGAATAATCCAACTAGATCATTATGGACGTTAGATAGTTACATAGCAGTAACACATGGACTTAATATACTTAGTAAGGATGCTATAAAGAAACATTTAGAATCAAAGGTTGATGGTAATCAATTCTTCTATGGTGGAGATCAGATATTGGATGTTACAAAACAATTACATCAATATTCTATTGATAAAAAGAATGAAATTAAGTATATGTCACATAGTAAAGCATTAAAAGCTATGAGTTATTGATAAATAGTAAAAAGTATAATTATCAATGGCAGTAACAGTATCAAAAAATGGTCCTCATTTTACTTCAGGTGCTATAACATGGAGTGATTATAGAGATAAGTTTAAGAGAGCAACCACTGGTTCTGTAAGTGCGTCAGAAATGCACAGAATTACATCCACAAGTAATACAGATCCAACAATGCCTGACGCTACTGAAAATGCTTCAGTACCTACAGGTGGTACTATTGCAGCATCAAATATTAGAAATACAATTAAGTCTTATAATATAACAGTAACAGGAGATAATAGTCAGTTCAATATTGGTAGTCAGTCTTGGAATAGTAATTATAATAAGAATATACAAAAGTGGACATATTTATTTGGATCATATTATTCTAATTCTACTGGTACTCCTGCCCTTAGAACTGGATCTACAACATATAATAATACTTTATTAGTTGAAGGAACTGTAAAAGCAGCAGGTGGAGCAAAAGGACAATCACCTAGTGGTAATGGTGGTAATGGTGGTCATGCAATAGATGTTGCTGGTGGAAATAATATTCATATACAGTTGGTTGCACAGTCTCGTGTTTGGGGTGGTGGAGGAGGTGGTGGTGCTGGTGGACCTGGAATCTCAGGTGCATTTGGAACATGTAGAAAAGAATATGATATTCAAGGATGTGGTAGTCTTCCTGCATGTAATCAAGGAGGTACTGGTACTTTAATATCATCATTTACTGGTGATTGTTGTAATAAAATTAGGTATTGTGGTGGTCCTTGGAACTCATTCTGTTGGCATGAATGTTGGGGTGACTGGAATTATGGAACCTGTAGGTTTGAGGCAAACTCAACTACTCCTGGTGTGCCTGTTGGTGGAAATGGTGGACAAGGACAAGGAAATCAACAAATTAGAACTAATGGTTTTGCTGGAGCTCCTGCTGTTGCACCTTCATGTTCTGGTATTGGTACTATGAGTGGTGCTGATATGACTCTAATTGGTGGATCATCATCTACATCTGGTGGAAATGGTGGACAAGGTGGAGATTGGGGTCAATCAGGTGATATTGGAGGTGCTAGAAATTGGGTAGCAGTAACCAGTGCTGGTTGGGCATCGGCAGCGTGGATGAATGATTTTGCAGTATATCCATCAAATAATAATACTTTAAGTGGTGTAAACCATGAAAGAACATGGGATGTTTATGTATCTCAACAGACTGCACATCGTATAGATGTTAGAGCAGATAACTGGGCAGAAATTCTATGGGATGGTGCATCTCAAGGAACACTAGGTAATAATACAACATTCCCATTTCCTGCTGCATATACAAACGCTACAGTTTTTAATATATTAAGTCCTACTGTAGGATGGCATACAATAACTGCTAGAGTCTTTAATGGTACTGGAAATTATGATTGGAATACAAATCCAGGTGGAGTTGCATGGGTATTTAAGAAATCATCGTCAATCCAAGTAATTGCAACATCGAGATCTCCACATCAACAAGGAGGAATTGGTGGATCTGCTGGACATGCGGTAACTGGTAGTGGATATTATGTGACAGGTAATAATGGTACTACAGTTAAAGGATCTATATAATACAAATCATTATTTGATATGGCAGATTTAATTGATAAGGGTAAGAATCTAGCAAAGTTTTCATGGGATCTTGTATCTTATATTCAGACTCATAAAGAATCAATATTTGCTAGTGATGATTTGTATAGAGAACGCATGATGATATGTAAGTCATGCGATAAGTATAAAGAATTGGAAAATGAGTGTAAGGTATGTGGATGTTATGTACCTATGAAGGCAAAGATAATACTTGATTCATGTCCTATTAATAAATGGACACCTTCTGATAAGGAATGGAATGAGAGGTTTGATGATGTTATGAAAGAGATAGGTGAAAAATCATAGTTTTATACATACCTTTGTATGGTTGCAAGGCAGACTCTATAAAACTTTAAGAACCAAAAGGCAAACTGGCACACGAGACTCCACATAGGAGTCTTTTTTTGTTATGATGTAAGCATCAAAAGGATTTCTAATGCTTACAAGAGAAGAACAAAATGAGATTCTTTCACTAACGAGAGAGTTACTCCCATCTGTTTTAGAAGAGATTAATTTCGACCCTAATGACGGTAAGAAAGAGAAAGGACACAGAAGTGGTGAAGATTTAGAAACCACCTTTGTACGAGAATTTATTGAGAGAGACAATATAAGATTTACTGAACCAACTGCTGATAGGGCAATGGCAGATTTCTTATTTAATAGTAATAAGATCAATATTAAGTTTAGTTGTGTTAAAGGTGGACAACCAAACATGTGTGCTTGGGATAGATTATATAAGAAATTTTATGATGGAGAAATAGATTCATACTGGATATTGATGATTAATGGTCTAACACAAGAGGTATGTCTTTTTAATCTATATGAACATCTTGATTATACCAATACTGATTTAGGAACAGGACAGACGATGTTGACAAAGGCAAGATTTGTGAAATATTTTAATCAAGATAAAGACTATACAATACAGAATAAAGATGATATACTGGATAAGTTAGATTGGATTGATGAAGATGCTTGGGAAAGAATGACAAGAGCAAAAAGAAAGAAATTCAACGAAAGAAAGGAATTGCGTAATGATCGTAACTAAACATTATAATGATGATTGTGTAAAGTTTTCAGATTCGTATGAAGGTCAGTTTGACTCCGTAGTTACTGATCCACCATACGGAATTGAATATCTTGGCAATGATTGGGATTCGTACCAAAATTGTATTGCATTTAAGTCTTCTACATGGGAATCTATCTCTAGGGTACTAAAACCTGGTGGATACATGTTGATCTTTGGTGCATCAAAGACATTTCATAGACTGACATGTGCAGTTGAAGATTCTGGTCTTAAGATCAGAGATGTATTGATGTGGTTATATGGTCAGGGTATGCCTAAGAGTCAGAATATAGGTAAGAAAGATCCTAATTGGGAAGGATGGGGAACTGGTCTTAAACCTTGTTATGAACCTATATTATTAGCACAGAAACCTATATCAGAAAAGACAATAGTTAAGAATTTTCAGAAGCATGGTGTGGGTGGAATTAATATAGAAGAAAGTAGATTAGAATCAGGAAGATGGGCAGGTAATGTAATACATGATGGGAGTGATGAAGTAGAGAAAGAGTTTGCTAAATTTGGTGAAAGAGGGAATGGATGGGCAAGAAATTATGGTGTAGAAGATTATCAAGGTAGACAATATGGTGGAGGTGTATTTGGAGGAGGTGGATACATTGGAGATACAACATACTGTGATGAAGGAACTGCTAGTAGATTCTTTTATTCTACTAAGAGTTCAATTAAGGAGAGAACACATAATAGAACTATTGATAACAATCATCCTACAGTTAAGAATATGGAATTGATGAAATATTTGATTAAGTTAATAACACCTAAAGGTGGAACAGTTTATGATCCTTTTGCTGGATCTGGAACTACATTAATAGCATCAAAGGAATTGGGATTTGATTCTATTGGAGTAGAATTATCTAAAGAATATTGCAAGATAATACAAGATAGAATAGATGCAGTTACATCACCATTAGAACAAATACTTTAATATAACTGAAGCGTCTAAATTGTAAC